TGTTGATTTATAGTTTGTATTTTAGTATAGTACCTTTTTTGCTCCTGTGTAAATAATCCCATTTATTATAATTTTTCTTGTTGAACTTTAGCCGCGTCTTGCTGGGCAGCCGTTGTAGCAATTGTAGGGTCTTTTATAGCAACTCCCGCTAATTGTAATATTTTATTAACCAACTCAACTTCCTCAGAAACATGTAATTGAAAATCTTTTGAACTTGTAGCATTGTAAAGTGCGGCTCCGTTTATCTCTGTGTAACCCCAGTTTACAGCCTCAGTTGAATAACCCGGTATTTTAACATAGTCTATAAAAACATTTGTATTTCTTTGTATTATACGGGCTGTAGTAGTATTTTGACCCCATACTTTTATACCATCTTTATCTCTAGTATAAACAGGTTGGTCATTAGCAGGTCTTGCTAAAGAAGAGTTTGCGTAATATCTAAACTCATTTTGTGGTATGTATTCTGCTTCAATGTAATCGTTATCCCAATAGTACCAAACAGTGCCTAATCTATACAAATCAGCTGGCAAAGCTTGAGCCGTTCCTTTTGTACCTGTAGCGTAGCTTTGGTAAGCACCATCTGTTAAGCTATAAAAAGAGCATGACAGCTCTGATATTTTTTCATCTAATATTTCTAGCATATCTGAGTATGGAGTTGTGTTTCCAGGTGCTCTACCAAACTGATTTATGTCATAAAAATATTGCTCAAATATTTGCATTTGAGCTTGGTTGGCAAATAAATTAAACTCTTGAGGTGTTATATAACCTCTTTGTTCTTTATTAGCTATTGCTAATACTCTTTGATATATTTTGTCTACGTTTACTGCCATAATTTTTTTATTGTAGTTTGCAATCGCCCCGAAGAGCGACTGCTCCTACAGTTTGATTATTTTAATCGTTTTTCTATAGTTTTAAGTATTTCCATACCTTCATCTGTTTTAAAATAAGCTGCTAACGCAGAGTATGGGTGCTCATCAAAAGGAACATTCATTACTTTTCTATCGGTAGAACCCCACATAAAAGTTCTTTGATCACCAGAAAGTTTTAAAATACCCATTTCACTTGCTTTAATACCTATATTTCTAAGGTGAACGTTATCGTCTTCTGCTAATTCTAAAAACAACTCTGGGTTATTCTTAGCAAACAACAACAAATCTCTTTTAAGCTCCTTAGAACTCATCTCTGTAACTTTAGAACCTAATTCTACCCTCATGATAGCTTCTGCCATGTCTATATCCATTTGTCTAGCCGCAATTAAAGCGTCTATTTCTATGTTTATATCTTCTAAGTCTTCCACGGCTTGTTTCTTTTCAGAAACTTCAACCCAAGAATTTCCAGATTGAGGGTGATATATTGATAACATTTTTTGAAGAGTAACTTTATTTTTAGGTACGGATAATATACCATTTCTAAAAATAATTCTTCCTCTAACAACTTGTCCTTTCATTTCGTCTACAAAAACTGTTTTTTGGTTTTCAGAGTACATTATCTCTCTTTCATAACCTAGTTCTTCGTCGAAATAATACAAACCTCTGCTTTTAAACCAGTGAGATAATGGTTGTTTGTCTCCTGTTAACTTGTACATTCTATCTTTTAACTCCCAACCGTCAACAGTTTTATAAGTAGGTTCTTTTCTTGTTGGTTTTTTTGTTTCAACCACTGGGGTTTTAACAATAGGTGCCTCCACCTCTTGTGTTTTTTGTTTTTTTGCCATAATATAATATAATATAAATTAATAAAAATAAAGGGACTGGGAAATTAATCCCAGTCTCCTTAAATAATAATGCTTATGCAGCTCCTTTGAATAATACAAAGTTGTTAGCACCTTGAGTAACTAGACATCTTTCAGAAAGCATGTGCATTTCCATAGCGTCTAAATCAGAAGTAGCAGCTCCAACTGAACCAGTAGTCCAAGTTTTCATTTTTCTATCTTCCATTTGAGAAGCTCTGTATCTAACATGTAAGAAAGGTCTTTTAATGTTTTTACCTAATCCTTGGTCATAAACAGTTGATACACCAGCTGGAATTAAAATTCCTCTAATAGCGTTAGCCGCATCAGTAGAATTAATTAACCCTCTAGTAGAAGCATCATTTAGGTATTTAAAATCAGACTTGTAGAAGTCATAAGAACCTCTTCTAAAACCTGTAAACCCTAAGTTTAATGCCATATCTTCTGAATTGTTAAATACCCCGTAAGAAGTACCACCAGAACCATAAGAATTTTGAGCAGCTAAAATATCATCTAACTGTAAGCTAGTAGTTCTATCCATAAACATCATGTTTTCTTCGATAGCACCATTTGCATCAAGCTCGTGAATTAACTCATCGTAATCTGCCATTGCAGTCATTGTGTTGGCCACGTTACCTCTAGTTTCTAAAGCATCAAATAAACCTTCAGTACCAGTAATTTTTGAATCAGAAGTAGTACCAGATGTATTATCAACAGCCTCTAACATTGCCATCTCTAAATAATCAGCAAAACGAGACTTAGTATCACCCGCAGCTTTTAAATACCACATATAACCGTTTTGACCATCTTCACCAGAAACTTCAACCCAACCAATTTGAGCAGCATCAGATCCTGAAACCTCATACTTGTCTTTTAAAATGATAGGTTTGTTGTTTCTTTGTTGAAACACTGGCGCGTTAGCTCCTACTCTACCGTTTCCACCTTTAGCAAACTCAGAACCAAAAACTAATACTGATACATCACCAGCGCCTAGCGAGCTAGAAACAATACTCGCTCCGTCATAACGCTCCCAAGTAACCACACCATGTGCATGGTCTGTTCCAGTTAACGCTACGTTAGTAACATAACCTCTTGCAGTTCCGTCAGAATCTGATACTAAAATCATATCTCCTTTTCTAATACCGTGAGATATTTTTGCTGTTGTACTTTCAACTGATTTTCCATCAGCATCTGTAGTATCTGCATTAAAAGTCAACGTTCCTGTTGTTGTACTTGCTGTTAATTGAACTTTTTTGTACGATAAATGTAATCTACCTTGCTCAGACCATATAACCTGATCAGCAGACATAGCTTCTTCAGCTCCTACTTGAGCTAAAAAACCTGAAATTGTTCTATTACCAAAAACTTCAGCTTCCGCTTCCATTAAGTCTGGTAAATATTGTTGAGCCCACCCATTTCCATTAGCTGTAAAGTCAATGTAATTAGTGACCAACGTTTGTTTTAGGGGCGCTGGAGTATAACCAGCTGCACCTACACCTGTAATTGCCATAATTTATTTTTTTTAAATTTATTATTTATTTTTGTTTTTAATTTTAAACTTAAAACCAGTAGAATCATCGCTAAGCACTCTCATTTTAGGACCGCTTGTATTATCGTTAGAAAAAGATTTTCTAGGATCCATACTTACATTTTTAGCTTTTGCTACACTTTCTTTTAAAGCATCAGCTTTTCCTTGTTGATAAAAATGATTAGCAATAGCATCGGGATTCATCGCTGTGTATAAAGATTTATGATAACCCTTAGCATCTGACATTTCATTGTTTTCGTTCAAAAACTTTTTGACAAAATTATTAATGTCGCTTTGAGTTGTTTTAATCTCGTTAGCATTGTTCACATTAAACCGATATTTTTTATCTCCGACACTGTATTCAAAACCTTTGAATTTATCGTTAAAAACTTGATTAGTTTTATTTAAAAAATGATTAGTTTGTTTTTCTGCTATTTTTTGAGTTTCTTCTGACTCTTTGTTATATCTATTAAAGAAGTTTACAGCTTTTTGTTGCTCGGTAGTTAACCTAGAACCAGCTTTAATTTCTTCATAGTATTTGGACTTTTGCCCGTCCAGGTAGGCTTTAGCGTTGGCAACTTGCTCTTTTAACGCTATTTTTTTCTTTTTAATCTCTCTGTCTTCATCAACTTCTTCATCATATGAAAATGAGTCTTCCATTAAAAAACTAATTTCATCATCTGTTAAGTGAGATTTTGTTTGTTTATAGTACTCTCTTAATACTGTCATATCATCGTAGCTAGAATAATCTTGATTAAGCCTTACATAATCTTCTAGCGTACCACCAGTTTCTTCCATAAAGTCTACAACTTTTTGTAAGTTTTCAGGCAAAGCTTTTCCAGTTTCTTTAGCTTCTTCAACAGCTTCTTGTATTTCTTCAACTTGCTCTTGAACTTCTTCTTCAGTAACTTCTTCTAATACTGGAGTTTCTTGTGCTTCACCTTCCGGTTGTACTTCTTCTTGTTTTTCTGTGGTATTGGCATTTTCATCGACTCCAACCACTCCCTTGTCGTCAGGGTTATCTTCTTTAACTTCATCTGTTTTTGGTTTGTTTAAATCAACAACGTAATCGCCGTCTTCATTAAATTTTGGTTTTTTAGTTTCTTTAACTGGTTGTTCAGTTGCTTGTGTAGTTTCTTCAACTACGTTTTCTACGTTTTCTTCCATAATATAATATAATAATAATTAATAATTGTTATCTAGGATCAAAAGATTCTAAATCAAAACCCCCTCCTATAGTATCATTACCTGCAGACTCAAAGTTTTTAGGTGCTTTTGCATTATTTCTTTGGTCTATCATTTCACTTTGTTGAGTGGCTTGTATTCTAGTTCTTTCGTCTTTACGATCTTCTTTTTCTTTTTCTTTGTTGCTTGCGTTTTGAGTATCAGCTTGCCTTAACTGCATGTTATAATCAAACTCTATTTGCATTAATTGTTTTTTTATCTCAGCTTCTTGCATCATTTTGTCTCCATCTAGCTTAGCCTTTAAACTTTCTAATTCTGCCTGAGCAGCTGTTTTAGCTTGTTCTTTTTGCATTTCAGCTTGAGCTGCCGCTTGAGCTGCTTGTTGATTTGTTTGAGACTGCATTTGCATATTTCTTTCTTGCATTTGCTGATCTTTTTCTGCTTTCTTTTTTCTACGTATTTTTAATAACTGATTAGCAAGTTTTATATTTTTAATTTCTCTAAGATCAATAGCATCTTCCAGCTCTATGTTTTGTTGTTGCAACGCCATTTGTATATTGTTTTCAAGCATGGCTTTTTCTTCTTCATCTGGCATTACCTCTAAAAATATACCAAAGTCATACAAGTGTAGTTCTTTAATGTCTTCAAGTGTGCCAACGTTATGTGCTCCAATTTGTTGTATAAAAGCTTCTCTTGTTGGTGAGTACTCTAGTATATCAGATATTCTTAATGACAGACCTTCTGCAACATCCTGCGTTAAAAACAAACCAGCCTGTAATATATGTCTTGTTGCTGTATTACTATTTGCCGCAGCAAGTTTTTGCACTCCTACTAAAGCATTTTTATCAGGTGTTGCTGCGTCTCTAGCTTCGTTCAACCCTGTAACGTCTCTTATCATTTGTAGATAGTAGTTGTATGTACCTATTAAACTTTGCATTTTAGCACCACCATTGCCTGATTGTATTTCTTGTATTGGCACTTTGCCCGGGTTCATATCACCATCAGAAGTAAAGCTTCTACCAATAATCGAACCTGTTTGGAAAAACATATTTAATGCTTCTTGAGGATTGTAATTTGTACCGTTACCTAAATCTATCTCAGCTAAACCATCTGCATCTAAGTATATTCCATCTGGAACCATTCTAGACATAACTTGTTGTAGCTTTAAATGAGTAAGCTGTATCATGTCAGCAAAACCAGTAATACGCTGTACTAAAGACTCTATGCGACCTCTATACATTCTTGGAGCTACAATACTATAATTCATTTTGACTTTAGTGTAATCACTTTTAGGTCTTATCATATTCTCAGCTAACTCCCATTTTAAAAGTTTATCAGTACCTAGTATAACAGCACCATCATAAAGTACCTCTAATTTTTTAGCAAGTTTTTCAAAACTACCGTCAAGATTTTTTGGTGGGTTAAAGTTGTCGTCTTTTTTTATTGCTTTATCTGCACCACTACCAGTTTGTTTTATTTTATAAACCTCGTTCATATAAGTTTTATAATTAAAATACAAAACTTGTATTTTGTTATTATCATCTACAGATGAAGAGTGGCCGGTGTTATAGTTATTTTTGTTGTGTGACTTGTTTTTTGCTATATCATCTAGCTCTGAAGTTGTTAAATCAGGAAATTGTTTAACAAGCTCATTTATAGGTATCATTTTAACTTCACCAACATAATATATATCATCAAAATATGGTGACTCAGTATAAGAGTAAACTAAATCAACAGGGTCAACATAGTCAACAACAACACCTTCAGATGTGTTAAAGCAGGTTTTGACGGCGCCTATACCAAGCACTGTTAAATCATAATAAAATCTTTTTTTAGTTAACTCGTACTTATTGCCATCTAACATTACATTTAACGCTTGTTCTTCAGCTAATTCAACAGACTGCTTGTACGTTAACTGCATGTGTAAATCTAGTTCTTCTTGAGTTTCTGGCAACTCGTCCATTTCACTTTTAAACAAATCAATACCCGTTTGTTGCAAAACGCCTGTTTTGTATGCTTTAGCGTTCATGTCTTCTAAAATACCCTCCATATATTGTGTCCTCTTGTAAACACCATAAGGATCTTGAGAATATGCTTTTATGTCAAAAGTTCTTTCAGCTATACCGTTTACAACTATGTCTACAAACTTAGGTATAATAGGTACTGGTTTCCAGTCTAAATTTAAATAAGACAAATCACCGTTTATAGATAATTCATCTTTATATTTTTGTATCGACTGTTCGCCTCTAGCATACAGTCTTAATTTGTGAAAATTATTGTGATTAGTTCTATATTTGTTAGAACCCCTATCAACATGAAACCACTCATGCTCAATAGCCTTTGCTACTTTTAAACCATATTCAACGGTTTTCTTTTCGCTATCACTAACTACTTGAGAAGGAAAATAACTTGTTATAACAGACTCTGCCATATTTATTCTTTAATTAATTTAGATGTACTACCTGTGTTTTTATACCTAGCAATACTTATGTTTAGTTTAGGTTTTGTTGTTGGTGCATTTGGTCTGTAAAGATGTCTATTACACGCCATTATAGCTAATCCAGAGCTAATAGCGGCGTCAAACTTTGTTCTTTTGTTTATATCAAATTTAGCCCAGTCGTTAAGCAAATCGTTGAAATACATTGTTCCGTAACTACCATCTTGCTTTAACCCTACATGGTCTTGTATATACATTTCAATTGCAGCTGCATGAGCTTGTTTAATATCTTCACTTGAGTTTGGTATTCCACCTACTTCTTTTTCTGCTGTAGATAGTTTGTTCCATACTTTATCAGGTCTATTCATACTAAAACCTCTATAACCACGTCTTCTTAAATAATACAATAGACGAGGTTTATTGTTCTCCGCAAGTATAGGCATCCCGTAAAACACTAACGCCATTAGAACGTCTTCAAAGAATATCTCTGCTGTTTGTGGTCTAGCTAAGTATTCTAAAAACATCATGTTTGACGGAGCCTCTTCCATGCTAAACTTGGTTAACCCGTGTAAAGCACCTTTAGAACCTACACCATCTACAGTTCCTGATATATCGTAGCTATCACAACCAAAAGCACCCATATGTTCATTGCCTGGGTATTTAACACCATTTTTAATTACAACTTTGTTTTGTAAGTTTTGTGGTGGCACCCAGCTTACTTTAAATCTACCTTTTGGGTCTGGATAAAATATTACTTGTGAATCTTTTACCCCGTTAACCCATTGAAAATTACCTCTAGTAATGCCTAACGTTCTAGACATTTCTTCGTTGTAATCTATTT